CTCCCAGGTGCCGCCGGTGGGTCCATGTACCCCCTGCTCAGACCCGACACAGATTCGAGTATATCCCCAGGTCACAAGCTGAAAAGTGTGACAGTCTATGGTAGACTTGGGGCATGAGAACCTGTGTGGAGTGCGGCGGCCAGCTGGCCACGATCGCCCGATCGCACGCCAAGACATGTTCGCCGGCCTGCCGTAAGCGCCTCTCGCGCCGCGGCCTCCCCGCCGAGCTGACCGACCGGCCCCGCTGGGTCCGCCACTCCGCCACCAAGGTCCCGCTCCGCGCCGACACCGGTACCGCGGCCTCATCCACGAACCCGCGCACCTGGTCGACGTACGCCGCCGCGCGCCGCTCCCGCCACGGGGCCGGCCTCGGCGTCGTCCTCGACGGCGACGGCATCGTCTGCATCGACCTCGACCACTGCCTCACTGGCGGCACGGTCGCCCCGTGGGCTCGAGCGATCCTCGATCGCTGCCCGCCCACCTACATCGAGGTCTCACCCTCCGGCGAAGGCCTCCACATCTGGGGCCGCGGCACTGTCCGACACGGACGCCGCATCCCCGCCGGGACCGGCACCGCCGAGGTGTACGGGACCGGCCGCTACATCACGATCACCGGGCGCCGACACGGCGACTGCCCGGCGGTCCTCGCTGACCTCACCGAGGTCATCACCCACCTGACCGCCTAGCGCTCCCGGCACGGGACGCGGCGGCGACCCGACACGGGAGGAACGCCATGGCCGGACGTGGATCCCCACCGAAAGACGAGACCAAGCGGCGCCGCCGCAACGCCGACCCGATCGGTCGAACCGTCCTCCAGGCCGACGGCCGCGTCCGCGGCCCCAAGCTTCCGGAGACCGCCCCCGACGGCGGTGACTGGCACTCTCAAACAGTGAAGTGGTGGGAGCATTGGCGCCGGGCCGCGATGGCGCAGCAGTTCCTCCCCACCGACTGGGACTTCCTGCTCGACACCGCGATGATGCACCACGCCATGTGGACGAGCGGGAAGTCCGACGGCGCTGCCGAGATCCGCCTGCGCGTCGCCAAGTTCGGTGCCACCGTGGAAGACCGCGCGCGCCTTCGACTCACCGTCGAGGTACCCAACAAGAAGCCGTCGACTTCAAAGCAGGAACAGGGGCTCGCGAAGGTCACCGACCTGGACTCGCGCCGCCGGCGTCTGACGGGCTGACCGCATGCCGCGCACTCTGGTGCGCGCCCCCGAGCACGACCGGACCCGGTCGCTCGGCTGGCTCGCCATCGCCTGGACGGAGTTCTTCACCCGGCACGGCCCCGGCGACGTCCAGGGTGACGAGGTCGTCCACGGCGACGAGTACACCGGCTTCGTCGTCGACTGCTACGGTCTCGACGCGAGCGGCCGGATGCTCTACGACTCCGCGTTCCTGTCGCGCCCCAAGGGATGCGACAAGTCCGGGCTCGGCGCCCGCTTCGCGATGTTCGAGGCGCTGGGGCCCTGCCGATTCGACGGCTTCGCCGAGGGTGGCGAGGTCTACGAGGACCCTTGGTGCCTCGGATTCGAGTACGAGTACCAGCCCGGCGAGCCCATGGGACGCCCCGTCCAGGTGCCCTACATCCGGATCATGGCCACCGAGGAGGGCCAGACCGGGAACGTCTACGACACCATCCACTTCAACTTCACCGACGAGGAATGCCCGCTCTCCCATGTCCCCGGCCTCGACGCCGGTCTGACGAGGATTTTCCTCCCCGGCGGCGGCGAGATCACCCCCTCGACCGCCTCGTCCGCCTCAAAGGACGGCGGCAAGGAAACCTTCGTGGTCTTCGATGAGAGCCACCTCTACAACCTGCCCGAGCTGCGCACCATGTACGCCACCGTCACGCGCAACATGCGCAAGCGCAAGCGGATCGCGGGCACCTGGTACCTCGAGACCACGACGATGTTCGCCGCTGGCGAGCAGTCCGTAGCCGAGGCCACCTACGCGCTGGCCGAGCAGATCGCCGAGGGGCGCTCGCGGCGCTCCCGGCTCCTGTACGACCACCGCTGGGGCGAGTGCGAAGACCTCTCCGCCGAGGACATGCTGCGCGAGGCCATCCGCGAGGCCTTCGGCGAAGCGATCGAGTGGAACGACGTCGACGCGATCGTGGACGAGTTCTACGACACCCGCAAGGATCCCGCCGACAGCAGGCGGTACTTCCTCAACGTCCGCGAGTCCGCCGGCGACGCGTTCCTGCGCCACCACGAATGGGCCGGCTGCTCGGCACCCGACAAGGTCGTCGGCCTCGGCGAGGCGATCACGCTCGGCTTCGACGGCTCGCGCGGCCGCGCCCGCGGCAAGCCCGACGCGACCGCGCTCATCGGCTGCCGCGTCAGCGACGGCCATCTGTTCGAGATCGGCGTCTGGGAGGCCCCCAACGGGCCCGGCCAGGACGACTGGATGCCGCCGCTGCCCGAGATCGAGGCCGCCGTCGCCGATGCGTTCCGCAAGTACAAGGTTGTCGCCGCCTACATGGATCCGGCGAAGGACTGGAGAAGCTACGTCAACGCGTGGGAGGCCAAGTACGGCCGCCGCCTCAAGGTCCGCGTCAAAGCGGACCACCCCATGGAGTGGTGGATGACCGGCGGCCGCACCCACATCAACGAGGTCGCCATCGAGAGCTTCCTCGGCGCGGTCCTCAACGGCGACCTGACCCATGACGGGTCGTTCAAGCTCACCCAGCACGTGCTGAACGCCCGCCGGCGCATCCGACGACAGAAACTCGCGCTCGGCAAAGAACACGACTACAGCCCCAACAAGATCGACGCGTGCATCGCCGCCGTGCTCGCCTGGCAGGCCCGCCTCGACGCGGTCGCCAAGGGCGTCGGCCGCCGCCGGACCGGATCCGTACCCCGACGAGTGAGATAGGAAGGAGGACACGTGGCGATTGAAATCGGCAATGTCGGCTCGCCCGGCTGGTGGATCCAGCGGCTCTCGAAAGACCTGCAGGACAAGCAGACCCGCGTCCGCGGCCTCCGCAACTACCTCCAGGGCAACCCGCCGCTCCCCGAAGGCGCCGAGGGATGCCGGGAGGCCTACCGCAAGTTCCAGGCCCTCAGCCGCACCAACTTCGCCGAGCTGGTCGTCGAAGTGGTCGCCGAACGCATGATCCCCACCGGGTTCCGGACCGGTGCCGAAGGCGACGACATCGACGACGCCGCCGCCCGCCGCATCTGGAACGCCAACAATTTGGACATCGTCGCCCCGGACGTCCACACGGACATGCTGGGCCTGGCCGATGGCTACGTCATGGTCGGTCCCCCTGACGAGCAGACCGGCGTCCCCGTCATCACCCACGAGGACCCCGCCACCATCGTCACCGCGCACGACCCGCGGCGCCCGCAGAAGATCGTCTCCTCGCTCAAGGTCTTCCGCGACGACGTCACCGGCCGCGGCTTCGGCTACCTCAATCTGCCTGGGCAGGTGTGGGTGGCCACGAGCGACAACGTGCCCGACACCGAGCACGTCCCGCAGATCGACGTCGCCTCTTGGAACTGGGACACCGCCCTCACGCGCCGGCTCCCCGAGGGGTTCGAGGACGTCATCCCCGTGGTCCGCTTCGCCAACCGGCGCGGCCTCGGCGAGTTCGAGCCGCACACCGACATCCTCGACCGCATCAACTACGTGACGCTGCAGCGACTCGTCATCATCGCCATGCAGGCGTACCGGCAGCGAGCCACCAAGGGCGACCTACCCGAGGTTGACGAGCACGGCAACCCGATCGACTACGCGGCCGTGTTCCAGCCCGGCCCCGGCGCACTGTGGCAGCTGCCCGAGGGCGTCGAACTGTGGGAATCCCAGATCACCGACGTCCGGCCGATCCTCGACGCCGCCAAGGATGACATCCGCGACCTCGCCGCCGTCACCCGGTCACCGCTGCCGGCGTTCGTGCCCGAGGGCATGAACCAGACCGCCGAAGGCGCCGGCACCGCCAAAGAAGGCTTGATCTTCAAAGCCGGCGACCGCATCCGCCGCGCCTCCTTCGGCTGGAACTCCGTGATGAGCCTGGCCTTCCGATTCGCCGGCGACAACCAGCGCGCCAACATCCTCGACCTCGAGACGCTCTGGCGCCCGCCTGAGCGCCTCACGCTCTCCGAGCGGGCCGACGCCGCGTCGAAGGCGCGGGACGACTACCCGTGGCGGTCGCGGATGTCGGAGATCTGGGGCGAGTCTCCGGAGGCCATCGCCCGCATGGAGGCCGAGCGCGTCGCCGACGCCCTGCAGACGGCCGCGCTCACGCCGCCGACGGCTCCGGCCGCCGCGGCGACCGCGGCGGCCGAGGTCCCGGACGATGCCGACGCCGCCTGAGGTCGTCCGCACGATCGTCACCTACCAGGACCGCACCGCCGCGATCCGCGCCCGCGTCGAGACCTACGCGCGCACCCTCTGGGGATCGCTCGGTTCATGGCGCGATGCGGACATCACGCGGATGGTCGCCCAGATCGTGCCCGTGGTGGGCGGCGCTCAGATGCAGATGGTCGCCCTCACGGACGCGTACCTGAACGCGATCGCGGTCGCTGCGGGCCTGCCGATGCCGACCGGCGCGACCCTCGCGCGCGCCGTCACCGGCACCGCGACCCGCGGAGTCGACCCCCGCGAGGTCTATCGCCGCCCCGGCGTCACCGTCTGGACCGCCCTCTCCGAAGGGAAACCGCTCGGTGAAGCCGTCGACGCCGGCCTGGCCCGGCTCGTGAACATCGCGACCACGGATATCCAGCTCGCCAAGACCCGCACGGTCCTCCATCGATTCGGATCCGATCGGTCGGTCGCGGGCTACCGGCGAGTCCTCAAGAGCAGCGAGAACTGCGCCATCTGTGTCGTCGCCTCCACACAGCGGTACCACCGCGAGGAGCTCATGCCGATCCACCCCGGCTGCGACTGCGACGTCGCGCCGATCCGCGGCGGCGTCGACCCCGGCCAGGTGATCGACTCCGACCGCCTCGAAGCCCTCCACCAGTCCGTCGCCGACCGGTTCGGCACCTCGGACCGCGGCGGCCGCGAGATCGACTACCGGCTCATCGAGGTCCGCGAGCACGGCGAGCTCGGCCCCGTCCTTACGTGGCGAGGCCAGCACTTCGACGGCCCCAACGCCGTCGCCTGAACGTTCCCGGCTCCGCCGGGACTGCCCGCCATGGGCACACCCACCCGCCACCCGACACGGGAGACCACATGTCCGACACCGCACCCGCACCCGGCGCCACCGCCGAAGGCGACTCCACCGCGACCGACACTGTCGACGTGGCCGCGCTCCAGGCCGAGGCCGAGAAGTGGAAGACGCTCGCGCGCAAGCACGAGGAACGCTCCAAGCAGAACGCGAACGCCGCCAAGGAGCGCGACGAGGCACGCCAGGCCGCCATGAGCGACCAGGAGCGCGCCGTCGCCGAGGCCGCCGCCGCCGCGCGCGCCGCGACGCTCGCCGAGTTCGGCTCCGCGCTCGTCGACGCCGAAGTGAAGGCCGCCGCCGCGGCGCTCACGGCCGCCGGCCGCCCGGTCGACGCCGACGCGCTCCTGGAGGGCGACACCCTCAACCGCGCCGCGTTCCTCGGCGAGGACGGCAAAGCCGACGCGGCCAAGGTCGCCGCCTGGCTCGACCGCGTCGCCCCCAAGGCCGCCGACCCGGCCGAGCAGCAGTCGACGGCCCCGGTGTGGCCCGACCTCGGCCAGGGACAGCGCGGGCCCGCGAACAAGGACATGGCGCTCAACGGCGACCCGCTGCTGCGGGACGTCAAGGCCAAACTCGGAATCCAATAAGGAGTACCCATGGCTGTCACAGCCGCAACCAAGACCACGGACTTCGCGGGCTTCATGAGCCCCGAAATGTCCGCTCCCATCTTCGAAGAGGCCGCCCGGGCCTCGGTCGTGCAGCGACTGACCCGGCAGGTCCCGCTCGGCGGCAACGGCCGGTCCGTCCCCGTCGTCACCGGCCGCATGAGCGCCGGGTGGGTCGCTGAAGGCGCCAAGAAGCCCGCCTCCGCGGGCGCCCTGGGCCTCAAGAACATCACCCCGCAGAAGCTGGCCACGATCGCAGTGGTCTCCGCCGAGGTCGTCCGCGCCAACCCCGGCGGCTACATGCAGCTGATCCGGTCGCAGATCGCCGAAGCGTTCGCGCTCGCGTTCGACCAGGCCGCGCTGTACGACAAGGGCCCCGACGGCACCGCCGGCGGCGGCCCCTTCACGACCTGGATCGCCCAGACCACCAAGTCGGTGGAGCTGGGCACCACCACGCAGGCCAACGGCGGCATCCACGGCGACATCGTGGCAGGCCTCCAGGCGCTCGTCGCCGACGGCAAGCGGCTCACCGGATTCGCCCTCGACGACACCATGGAGCCGACGCTCCTGTCCGCCGTCGACAGCAACGGCCGCCCCCTCTACATCGACACGCCCCTCGACGAGACCACGACCGCGGCCCGCCCCGGTCGCCTCCTCGGCCGCCCGTCCTTCATGGGCGAGGGTGTCGGCGAAGCAGTCCCCGGGACCGCGAGCACGACCTACACCGTGGGCTTCGGCGGCAACTGGTCCCAGGCCGCCTGGGGCGTCGTCGGCGGCATCACCTACGACGTCTCCACCGAGGCCACGGTGACCATCAACGGTGCGCTCACCAGCCTGTTCGAACACAACCTCGTCGCGGTCCGCGCCGAGGCCGAATACGGCTGGCTCGTCAACGACCCTGAGTCGTTCGTCGAGTACACCGAGACCACGGCCCCGTAAGGAGACAGACCGATGTCGAACACGAACTTCGTTCCGGCCGAACAGGTCACCATCGTCAACGCCAACGGGACCCGACTGCGGGTCTCCGAGGCGCTGGCGCCGAAGATGCGCGGCTTCAAGGTCGACAGCGCGGCCCCGGCCGAGGGCGACACGCCGTCGGAGTCGTGGACCGCCACGAAATTGAAGGCGTACGCCGCGGCCAACGACATCGACCTCGCCGGGGCCACCCGCAAGGCCGACATCCTGGACGCCATCGCGGCCGCCGCTGACCCCGACGACGACGACGGCCAGGACGACGAGGGCGACGACCTCGACGGCCAGGACGACGAGGAGTAGGGGAGGCCGCCGTGGCGTCGCTACCACCGCTCATCACGGCGGACGACCTCACCGAATACGGGTACGAGGCGGCGGCCTCCAAGATCGCCGCCGCCTCGGCCCGCGTCCGCCGCTTCACCCGGCAGCAGATCACCCCGGGAACTTCGACCGCGACCCTCACCGGCCCCGGTCCGTGGCTTCTGCCGCAGCGGCCCGTCATCGACGTCACCGCGGTCGTCGACGCCGATGGGAACACCGTCGACTACGAGCTCGACGGGCAGCGGATCTCGAGCGGCGCCTGCGGTCCGCTCACGGTCACCTGGGATCACGGGTTCGACCCGCTCCCGGACGGCCTGATCGAGCTCGTCTGCGCCATCGCCGCCCGGCTCGCCGGAGTGACCACGGCAATGGCCGCGGGCGTGCGCACCGAGCAGGCCGGCGGCGAATCGGTCACGTGGGGCGCCGACGGCTGGGCCGGTACTACCGGACTCACCAGGCCCGAACGCGAAGCGCTGCGGGAGTACTTCCCGAAGTACCCGCGCACGACCCACCTGACGCCATGACCGTCTCCTTCGCCCAGGACACCGTCGTCGTCATCCGCCCCGCCCGGGTCACCGACGCCTACAACAACGTCACCCTCGACTGGGACGACGCCAGTGAGCACGACGAACCCGGATGCCGGTGGCAGCCCGCCGGCGGCGAAAGCCTCCACATCCGCCGGGACGGCCTGGTCATCAACGCCGCCCTCCACGCGCCGCCCAGCGCGGACATCGAAGAGGACGACCGGATCTGGTTCAACGGCACCACCTACGAGATCGAGGGACCGATCGACCTGTGGCGCGGAGTCACCGGCGACCTCGCGCACCTGGAGATCGCCCTCAAGACCGTGAAGGGGTAGACCATGGCCAAGGTCAAAGTGGAGCTCAACCGCAAGGGCGTCCGGCAGCTCCTGCGGTCCAACGAAGTCCTCGACGACCTCGGCCGCCGGGCCGAGAACATCGAGTCGGCCGCGAACGCCGCCGAGCCGGGCGGGTTCGAATGGGACGCCGAGGTCGGACCCAATCGGGCCCGCGCCTCCGTGCGCACCGTCTCGCGTGAGGGCATGGTGGCCGAGGCCAAAGACCGCGCCCTGACGCGAGCGATCGACGCAGGGCGGCGCTGATGGCGCAGGCGGTTGCGTTCCCCGACGTCGAGGCGATCGTCATCGCCTACCTCAACGCGCAGTACACCGCCCGCGGCGAGACCGCGACGGCTCACGGCCAGGTCCCGAACCCGCGGCCGGCGCGGTTCACGATCGCGCCGCGGCTCGGCGGCCCGGCGCGCAACGTCGTCGTCGACCAGCCGACCCTCGGCATCGAATGCTGGGGGCCGACCTTCGGTGCCGCCCACGACCTGTGCCGCCTCACGCGCGCGCTCATCCGCGCCATGGAAGGCCAGGTGATCGGCGGCGTCATGTTCTACGGAGTCAGTGAATTCGCCGGACCGACCCGGCTGCCCGACCCCGAGTCGAACGTGCCCCGCTACATCTACACGCCGTCGCTGACCTGCCGCGGCGCTCCCATCTGACCCCGCGCCTGACCGAGAGGAACCACCATGACCGACGTCAACAACGTCGATGTCGCCTACACGGGCGCGGTGAACTACGCCGCCACCGGCACCGCCGCGCCCACCAACGCCACCACCGCGCTCGGCGCGCCCTGGGACAACGTCGGTCTGATCTCCACCGATGGCGTCGAGCTCACCCCGAACCGGTCCGTGTCCAACATCGGCGCGTGGCAGCGGGCGCAGGTCGTTCGCAGCGTCGTCACCGAGGCCTCCGTCCAGGTCGCCTTCGCGATGATCGAGACCTCGGCCGCGACCCTCGAGCTCTACTGGGGCGCCACCGTCGACGACGTCACCGGCTCCATCGAGATCGACCCCGGCGAGACCGGCGGCAGGCGATCCTTCGCCCTCGACTACGTCGACGGCGACAAGTTCGTGCGCCTCTACATCCCGATCGGCGAGGTCACGGAGCTTGAGGCCATCACCTGGAACTCGACCGGCGACCCGGTCTCGTACGGCGTCACCGTCACCGCCTACCGCGACGACGCCAAGGGATACACGGCGAAGTACTGGAACTCGTCCCTGATCGTCGCCCCCTAAACCCCGTGGCGGCGGCGCCGCGCGGGTCGCCGCCGCCACGGTCACAACCACCCGCGCTCCAGAGAGGAATCCCGCGCATGTCCAACAGCCGCAACAGAAACCGCAACCGCAACCGGAGCAACACCACTCCTCCACCCGGCGATTCCCACGTCGACCGGGTGATGCCGTTCCGGTTCAAGCACGAGGGCAAGACCTTCGTCATCCCGCCCGCATCGGAAGCCGTCCGCAACGTCAAGGCTGGCGGGTTCATCGACGCCGTCCGCTCCGACGAGATGGGTCAGATGCGGTACTTCGTATCGCTCCTGGACGCCGCCGAACCCTCCGCTGAGGCCATGGACGCCCTCCGCGACATGGACCTACAACGGTTCGCGAACGTCATGCAGCAGTGGGTAGAACGGACCGGAGCCCACCCGGGAAAATCCGGGCCGTCCTCCGACTGATCGAGGACCACCCCGTCGAGGCTGCCTACGACTGGCGGACCCGCTTCGGCCTCCCCGTCGAATCCGTCTTCGACGGCCGCATGACCTGGGACGAGGCATACGACCTCGCCCGCGGGCTCCTCGCCGACCCCACCAGCCGCCTCGCCGCGGCACAAGCGGGCTGGAAAGAGCCGATCAGCCGCGAGGCCATGGCGCTCGCCGACATCTGGGACCTTCTCGTCGCGGTCAACACCGACAAGAAGAAGCGCGGCCAGGCCAAGCCCTATCCTCGCCCCTTCGAGCGCAAGGGCAGCGGATCCACCCGCTCCGCCAAACCCACCGTCAGCCAGGCCGAAATCGACGCCGCGCTCCGCGCCCGCGGCTACCAGCTCGGAGAGGAGCACCGTGGCAAACGCTGAAATCGCCAGCGCATACGTCAGCCTCATCCCGACATTCAAGGGCGGCCGACGTGCCATCGAGGACGAATTCGAAGGGCCCGCCGAGGACGGCGGCAAGCAGGCCGGCGAGACCTTCGGCGAAGGATTCGGGGGTGCCTTCAAGGGCATGCTCGCCGCCGGCGCGATCTTCGGCGGCGCGGCGCTGCTCGCCTCCGCGTTCTCACTCGCCATGGAGCAGGCCGACCTCCCTGGGATCATGAAGGCCCAATTCGGGCTCACCGAGGAAGCCGCCGCCGCCTCGGCCGAAACCGCCTCCGCGGTGTACGCCAACGGCTGGGGCGCTTCCCTCGGCGAGGTCGGCCTGGCCGTCGGCCAGGTCGAGCGTCAGCTCTCGCAGCTCGGCCAGAGCGGCGACATCGAATCGCTCACCACCAACGCTCAAGCGCTGGCTGATGTGTTCGGTCAGGACGTCTCCTCGGTCATCAACTCCGCTGGCCAGCTGGTCAAGACCGGCCTCGTGCCGGACATGCAGAGCGCATTCGACCTCATGGCCGTGGGATTCCAAAATGGACTGGATTCCGGCGGAGACCTGCTCGACACGCTCACCGAGTATTCGGTCCAGTTCCAGACTCTCGGCCTCGACGCCCCGACAGCCCTGGGTCTGATGAACCAAGGGCTCACGGCCGGCGCTCGCAACTCGGACCTCCTCGCGGACGCCATCAAGGAGTTCGCGATCCGGAGCATCGACGGCTCGGAGACGACCGCGGCCGGGTTCGAGGCCATCGGCCTGTCCGCCGAGGAGATGACGGGGATCTTCGCCCGCGGCGGCCCCGAGGCCGCGGCGGCCTTCGACACGGTCCTGGACAAGCTCCGCGAGATGGAAGACCCAGTAGCCAGAGATGCGGCCGCCGTGGCCCTCTTCGGCACCCAAGCCGAGGACCTAAACGAAAGCCTCTACGCCCTCGACCCGTCCGAGGCCGCCGCCGGCCTCGGCGAGGTCTCCGGTGCGGCCCAAGAGGTCTCCGACACCGTCGGCGGCGGCCTGCAAGCCCAGATCGACACCCTCAGCCGCTCATTCGGCGACGGCCTCGCCGATGCGCTGTCCATCCTCATGCCGCTGTTCGAGGTGCTGCTGGCCATCATCAAGCCCTTGCTGCCGCTCCTGATCCCCCTCGCGATCGCCATCGGCGTCCTGGTCGCCGTCCAATGGGCATGGAACGCCGCGCTGGCCGCCTCCCCGATCACGTGGATCATCCTCGCCATCGTCGCCCTGATCGCCATCATCGTCCTGCTCGTCGTCCACTGGGACACCGTGACCGCAGCGATCATCCTCGGCTGGGAGCTCACCAAGCAGAAGGCCACAGAGATCTGGGGCGCGATCGCCGGGTTCTTCTCGGACCTGTGGACCAAAGCCACCGCGCTGTTCACGATCGTGTGGACGAACATCAAGAACTTCTTCGTCGGCATCTGGAACTCGATCGTCGCCTATGTCCAGCTCAAGATCGCTGAGTTCCTGGCCGTCGTCGGCTTCCTCAGCTCACTGCCCGGCCGGGTGGGCGGATGGTTCCAAGGCGTCTACAACGCCGCCAAGGACAAGCTCGGCGCGCTGGTCGACTGGGTCAAGGGGATCCCCGACCGGATCATGGACGCCCTCGGCGACCTCGGATCCCTGCTGTACAACGCCGGGAAAGAGATCCTCCAAGGCCTGCTGGACGGCATCGAGGCTATGTGGGACTCAATCCAGTCGAAGTTCTCCGAGCTCACCAGCTCCATCCCGGACTGGAAGGGCCCCGAGTCCACCGACAAGAACCTCCTGTACCAGGAGGGTCGCTGGATCATCGGCAGCCTCGAGGACGGCATGGACGACGAGATCCCCGCCGTCGAGTCGACACTGCGGGGGCTCACCAACGACATCGGCCTGTCCATGGCACCCCCCAGGCACATCGGACGCACCGACTCGGCGTTCTCAGACGAGGACCGTGAACTGCTGCGCGAACTCGCTGACGCACGCCGCCGCGTCGACATCCGACTGGGCGCCAACCTCACCGCGACCACCAAGCGCGAGCATGCAATGGACGTGTCCTGATGGCGCTCCTCGACGGCCAGATCCAAATCGCCCGCATCGGCATGCCCACGATCACCCTGAACCAGGGGACACCGTACATCGTCACCCGGTTCAACCCATGGGATCGCGGCGTCCGCGCCGACCAGACCGGCGACGTCCCCTGGGGCGACGGCGAATGGTCCGGCGCCGAATGGCGTACCGGCGCCACCATCCCCCTCGACGTCGAAATGGACGAAGGCAACTGGGCCGCCCTCATGCAGGCCTACTGGGCCCTCGACGCCGCCCTGGCACCCGTTCGGACAGGCTCCGAAGTGGAGATCACCTGGGGCGCAGGCGGCACCGAGTACCTGATGTACGGCCGGCCACGCGGGGCGACCATGCTCCCGCACAGCCTCGAGCACGGAACTGCTCGCGTGACCTCCACGCTGTTCTGCCCCGACCCGGGGATCTACTCCGCGGTCGAGCACTCGGTGGAGATGGGCCTGCTGTACCGGACCGGCGGCTACTCCGTGCCGTTCCGCGTCCCGGCCGTCTCCCACGCGGTCGTCGCCGGCGGCGAGGTCGCCGTCTCCAACGCGGGCACGGGCCCGGCCGCTCTGCGGTTCAGGATCACCGGTCCCGTTCCGGCACCGCGCGTCTCGGTGGTCACCGACACGACATTCCAGACCCTCTCCCTCGACACCGTGCTCGGCGCCGACGACTGGCTCGACATCGACACCCAGAAGCGGACCGTCCTCCTCAACGGCTCGGTCACGCGCCTGTTCGACCAGCACGGGGACTGGCCGCTCCTGCCCTCCGGCGACGCGATCATGCGGTTCGAATCCGACGAATACAACCCCATCGCCCGACTCTCCGCGCGCTGGCGCGACACCTACTAGGAGGTTCTAGTGCCTGACGCTGCATGGATGAGCACCGGCCCCACGACCACCGTGGGGACCGCGAACATCACCGCCGCCAGCGGCCTTCTCACGACCGCGGCCGCGCACGGCCTGGTCGACGGCCAGCTGGTCTACACCTCGGCACCGCAGGACGGCGCGATCGGCGTGCTCGTCCCGAACGCACCGTACTGGGTCGCCCTCGTCTCCACGTCCACCTTCCGGCTGCGCCCGTCCCCGGGCGGGCCCACGATGGCGTTCACCGCCGACGGCGAGGTGACGGTCAAGCTCGCCGGCGCCGAGTACGCCGACGACGAGCTGCGCCGCCTCGACCTGCCGCTGATGTGGCCCGGCGCGACCGGCGCGACCACCGTCTCCGGGATCCGCCCCGGCAACCCCGCCGTGAGTCTCGCCGGCTCGACCGTGACGTTCGGGCCGTGCGCGGGCATCACGTCGGTCACGTCCGCGCCGTGGACGGCCGTGTCTGGGCCCTACCGGTGGATGCTGACCACCGACAACACGCAGGCGGTCGCCCCGGCCGATCCCGCGCTCCTGCGCGTCGACCGCCTCGTGGCCCGCATCCAGGACACTGTCGTCGACTCCACGGGGTTCCGCCGCGCCGTCGGCGCCATCAAGACCGGCACCCCGGGCGCCGGTGCGCCCGCCGTCGACCCCGGCGAGGTCTCGCTGGGGACCGTGTCCGTCGCCGCCGGCGGTTCCCCCGGGCCCGTCCTCACTCTCGACCTGGCCGACCTCACCGCGCTCGGCGGCACCAAGCCGGTCGCCAACTTCGCCGCTCTCCCCACGCTGGGCCGCTACAGGGGTATGCGCTGCTACCTCATTGACGAGGCCACTGAGGTCGTCTGGACCGGGTCCGCCTGGGAACGGTTCGCCTCGGCCGCCTCGTACGGCGCCACGCGACGCATCGCCACCTCGACACGTATCTCGAACTCAGCCGGGTTCTCCTCCGAGATCGTGATCCAGACGATCAGCAACGTCCCGGTCGTGAGCGGCCGAACCTACCTCATCAGGTGGGTGACGGACGTCGCCTCCACGGCCGCGTCCCCTACCGCCGCCGAGGTCGCCCGCTGGCGCATCCGAGAGACCAACCTCGCCGGCACGAGCATTCAGCTCACCCATACGCCGATCCTCATGGCGAACAACGACTTCGGCGCGACTATCCAAACCGAATGGGTCGCGCCCTCGACCGGGACCCGCACGTTCGTCGGCACATGCCACCGCCACTTCGGGACCGGCACGTTCTCGTGCAACGCGAATCCCAACGAGCCGAGCCTGCTCACCGTCGACCAGATAATCGGGTAGCGCATGGCCCTCCCCGATCCCACACAGGTATCCGGCCCGGTCGGTACCCGCCTCCAGATCCCCACGGAGGAGGGCCCCGACGGCCAGGTCGTGCACCCTGCCGTCGTCCACACCCCGGACATGCTCGGCGGCTACCTCTACTGGATGGCCGCCAACCCCTACCCCGGCAGCGACGACAGCAAAGAGGACCCCTGGATCTACGCCTCGTTCGACGGCATCAACTGGGTGGTCCCCCTCGGCGTTTCGAACCCCATCGACGACATGCCGGGCAGCCCCGGACCCTACAACTCGGACGTCGACCTCAGGCACTACGACGGCCAGCTGCACTTGTTCTGGAGGTACTACGACGGGAGTGGAGGCAGTCCCGGCACCGAGGAGCGCATCTACTACACCTCGAGCATCGACGGACGCGTATGGACCCCGAAGGCCTTGGTCTACAGCAGCGACCACACAGTCCGCAGGCTCTTGAGCCCGTGCTTCCTCTTCGAGGGCGGTGCCTGGGTCATGTGGGCGGTCGACATCACCCCCGTCCCGAACCAGGTCGTCCGGCTGCAAGGCGGAGCCCTGCCCACCAGCGCGTGGGGCGACCCGGTCGGCGTCTCCATGGGCCCCCTGCCCGACGAGCGCGAGGCCTGGCACCTCGGCATCATCGCGGTTGACGGCGGGTACGTGGGCCTCCTCAACGACCGGGCGATCGGCGGCTCCTCCGGCGACCTGCTCATGGTCGTCAGCAGCGACGGTCTGACCTGGACCAACAGCGGGGCAAGCGTCATCCCGCGCGACCAGGCCGGCGAGCACACCTCCCTATACCGGGCGGTACTCCTGCCCGACACCGACAACGGCATTCCCGGCTGGCGGGTCTGGTACTCCGCGTTCCGCAGCGGCCCCACGGTCTGGCGCATCTACCGAACGTTCATCCACGCCCCCTACGTCCCCCCGACCTCGGAGGGACCTGGGCAGATCGGCCGCGCAATCGTCCGCTCGACCGTCGAGTGGATCGCCTGCGACGTCAAGACCGGCAACAAGGTCGCGTATTTGCACGGCCTCACCGGGGGGATATCGCGGGCCCTCGGCGCGTACACGTCCGACACGCTCACCATCCCCGCGCCGCTGGCCGGGCCGCTCGCGCTCGGCGGGCTCCTCGACCAGGCGATCGGCCCCGACCAGTTGCCGACGCGCATGATCGTCGCCGTCATCAACGATGTACCGGCGTGGGCGGGCATCATCTGGCGAGTCCGCGGCGGGTCGTCAGCGACCATCGAACTCGGTTGCGCCACACCGGAAAGCTATCTCGATCGGCGGTTCATCGGGGATTTCTCGTTCAACCAGACCGACCAGGCCTTGCTCGCCGCCGCACTCATCGAAGCCGTCAACGAGGAGGGCATCAACCTCACCATCGATGCGCCGCTGTCCGGCGTCCCCCGCGACCGCGACTACTTCGACGACGAAGACGTGACGTACTACCAGCGCCTCCAGGAGCTCATGGACGTCCAGTCCGGGCTCGAGTGGACGATCGATCTCGACTGGCGCACCAGCAAGAAGCAGGCGGTCCAGCTGATCTTCCGGGCGCGGAACCGGATCGGGTCGACCGTCCCGCGCGGGCCGCTCGCCACCTCGTCCGAGGCCGTCACCACGTACGAGATCGTCCACGACTACGGCAAGGGCGCTGGCGCGAACGACGTCATGGCCTACAGCTCGGGCGAGGGCGAGGACCGGCCCGAGTCGCGGCACTTCCGCAACGAGGCCGCGCTCGCGGCCGGCGTGCCCCGCGTGGAGCACCGGTCTATGCCCTCGAGCTCCATCCGCGACACCGGCGTCCTGGACGCGCACGCCATCGCGGAGCTGTTCCGCCTCGACGGCGGCACCGCGACCCTCGCTGTCCAATCCCGTTGGAACATCGAGCCGGCCCGCCTCGGCGTCGACCTCGGTCTCGGCGACAACACCGAATTCGACCTACTCGGCCATATGCACCCGACCGGCCTGTACGGCGTCGGCCGCATGGTCGGGTACCGCCTCGACCTCGACGAGGGTTTGTTCGAGCCCTACCTAAGGATCTGATCGCTCATGAGTGCAGCTGACGGCATGTTCCTTGGCGACCTGCAACGGCGGGTCGCCAAGCTCGAATCGCTGGTCACGATGCTCACCTCCGGGCGTCGCATGGAGTCCGCCTCCATCGGCGCGGGGGGCACCCGCTACCACTCCGGCGGCTCGGCCACGTTCGAGGGCGGCGGCGGCGTCTACATCCGCGACGGCGGCACTCAGTTCGTGCAGGGCGGCAAGATCACCGCGGCCGACCCGGAGGGCGAACTCGTCTTCGAGGTCGACGCCGGCGAGAGCCCGTCCATCTTCATGCGCCAGGAGCTGATCCGGCAGCTGTCGCTGCAAATCTTCGCCGAGCGGATCCATTCGGCCTTCGATCCCGATATCGCGCAACGGAACAGCGAGGTTTTCGGCAACCCGACCAACGGGGCTGCCGTCGGACCTGCCGCGACCGGCGTCGACATCATCACCGGTTCCGCGCTGATCATGGTCTCCGCCAACATCGAGTTCTCCACGTCCAACAACGCCGCGAACAGCACCCCCCGGGTGGGCGGTGCCATCGGTGTCCAGATCTCCGGGGCGACCACCGTGAACCCGGACGAGGAGATCGGCATCTCTGCGCAGTCGTTCAAATCGCGCTCTGGCGGGGCGGTCTCCCTCGTCGACGGCATCGTGAACGTGACCACCACGACTGCGGTCTACCTCCAGACCGGGCTGAACCCCGGCCCCCACGACTTCACGCTGAAATACCGGAAGTGGCTGTCGAGCACCGACTACGTAAACGTCGACGCCCGGTCCCTCACGGTCATCGCCTTCTAGACGGAACCCACCACACCACCGGCCCGGCCGGCGCCTCGCCGTGCCCGAGAGGAGACCACTATGGCCCGATGGACCGACCTCGCCCGATGGCGAGGACCGAGCCCCAACATCGGCGACGGCGACCAGAACGAGCACCGCGGCCTCGTCGTCCACATCGCCGACGGCTGGTTCGAAGGCACGATCTCCTGGCAGAAGAACGGCGACTCGAACATCTCCTCGCACTTCGTCGTCGGCCGCGACGGCCAGATCGCGCAGATGGTCGACACCAGCGACGCCGCCTGGACCCAGCGCTCCGGTAACGGCGAGTGGCTGTCCGTCGAATGCGAGGGCTTCACCGCGGGCCACCGGCTCAACCCCGGCGGCTGGGAGCGGCTCAGCGACAAGCAGATCGACGCCGTCGCGCGCATCCTCCTCAAATGCCACCAGGTCTACGGCATCCCCCTCCAGGTGACCAGCTCAGCGACCGGCCGGGGTCTGGGCCACCACTCCATGGACCCCGACTGGGGCCACCAGTCCTGCCCCGGCGCCCCGATCATCGCCCAGAAACCGGCCATCGTCGCACGCGCGGTGGCCCTCAAGAACGGAAACGGAGACGACGACATGCCCACACCCAAGGAACTCTGGCACACCGACGGCCTGATCGACGCGCCCACCGACGCCCCCGACCGCAAGACCAACCCCTACTGGGCGCCGGCCTCGGCGCTGCGCGGCACGCTGGAGCGCGTCTACCACCTTCCGCGGGAGCTGGCCGCCATCAAGGCCGGCCAAGCCGCCGTCCTGGCCGCCGTCCAGGGCCTCGACACGAAGGCCGTGCTGGCGGCGATCGACAAGGCAAGCCGCGCCGACGCCGAGCGGGACGCCGCACTGCTCGCCGAGCTGCGCGACCTCGCCAACGGCGGCGCGGACGCGGACGCAATCCTCGACGCGCTCGCCGCGCGCCTGGCCGACCGCGCCGAGTAAGGCCGCGCCGTGCCCGACGACCCGATCGACCGGCTGCGCGTGGACCTCAAGGAGGACCTGGCCGAGATCCGCGGCGACATCGGCCGACTGGTCTCGCGCGAGTTGCACGATGTCCAGCTCGAACGCGTCCGCGATCAGGTCGCCACCGTCGCCCGCGATCTCGACCGGCTCGTCAAGGCCGTCGCTGACGACCGCGAGGAGGACAAGAAGCGCCGCGAAGCCGCGAAGTTGCGGCGCGACGCCGACCGGCGCGTCACCAAGGGCGCTCTCATCGCTGCGGCCCTGGGCATCGTCGCTCAGATCCTGAACTCCACCGGAGTCCTGCCATGAACCGCGCTCACCGCCAGGCCCTCGCCGACTGGTCCAAGATCGTCGCGGTCCTCGTCCTCATCGGCGGTCTCCTGTACGCCGTCATCCTGCAAGACGCCCGGGTCGACGCGCTCTATGACGCGCTGGCGACCGAGCAGCAGGCGACCGAGGACCGCGGCGAGACACCCGTAGCGCCCGAACCCGACGAGCTGATCGAGGACCCCGACGCGGAGATCCCGGCCGGTCCGCCAGGCCCGGCCGGGCCTGGCCCGACTGACGAGCAGGTCTACGACGCGGTCGCCGCGTACCTCGCCGACCATCCCGTCACCGCCGAGGGTCCTTCGTCGGCCGAGATCGCCGCGGCTGTCGCCGAGCACCTTCGCGACCACCCGCCCGGTCCGACACCCGAGCAGGTCTCGGCCGCGCTCGTCGCCTACCTCACCGAGCACCCGCCCGAGCCCGGAGCCGACGGCCAGGACGGCGTCGACGGCGCACCGGGCCCGCCTGGGCCCGCGGGCCCCGAAGGTCCGCCCGGCGACCGGGGCCCACCGCCGACCGCCGAGGAGGTCGCCGCCGCGGTCCAGGCCTACATGGAGGAGCACCCGCTCCCCGACTGCCGCGTCGACGGCTTCACGTACACGACGCTCACCGTCGTCACCCTCGACGGCCCGCCCACCGAGATCATCACGTGCGCCCGCACCGAGACCACCGAATAGGAACACCATGTCCCACCACATCGACATCCCCGGCAGCCGCGCCGGCGCCTGGGGAACCTCCATGATCCGCACGCACCTGCCCGTCGCGGTCGGCGCCGGCCTCACCTGGCTCGCCGCCCGCGGCCTCGGCGTCGACCCCGAAGCGCAGACCCACCTCATCCTCGGCCTCAGCGCACTGGGCGCGGTCGCCTGGTACGGCATCCTGCGCATCGTCGAACCGCACCTGCCCGCCTGGGCGCGCGCGCTCGCGTTCGGCTCCACCAAGACACCGCTGTACGCGCCGCTCGTCGTCGAGTCCCGCGCCATGATCGACCCCGATACCAACCACCTGATCGAGGTCTACACCATCACCGACCTGCCACCCGGCGCGAAGCTCATCACGCACGAGTAGCCCGACCAGAACACGCACGCGCCCCGCCTCCCGAAGGAGGCGGGGCGCTTTGCTGTGCCGACAGACCGATCCCACCAGACCAGAAGACCATCGGCTCCGCGCTCACGCTACCGGCTCGACCGGTCCCGGATCGGCATCGACACGGAACGAACCGGCCTCCGCGCGGACCATGTGCGCCAGGGCAGCGCCCATGCCGAGCACGGCCACCGGCAGGCAGGCGACGCCGGCGGTGATCCACCACGGGGCCACGGTGACCCCGGCCGCCACCATCACGTGGTAGGCGACCTGACCGAGCGCGCCGATCACCAGCGACAGGATCGCCGAGGTCCGCGCCATCCGCTGCGCCCGAGCCGGGGCGCGCCCCGACAGCCAGACGTACATCGCGTACGCGGCGTAGACCTCCATGCCGACCGGCAGAGTGATCGCGCTGTTGATCTCGAACGAGTCCACAATGCCCGGCAGCGGGCGGACCGGGCCGAACCCGGCCAGCTCTCCCAAGCCGACCCACCCGGACCAGATCGCCACCGTCGCCGGGAGCATCAGCAGCGCGACCGGCCACACGTGCGGCGGGCGCTTGACCGGGGCCGTGCCGGTCGCTTTCCGCTCCGGTTCCGATGGTTCCGGCTCGGGCTCGGACTCCTCGGCGACCGCGACGGGGGAAGGCTCGACGGCGGTCGGCGGCGTCACGATCGGGGGCAGGCTCGTCGACTCGGCGGCCGTTGGCGTCGTGTCGTGCCGGTGCGGTTCCGCCGGTTCCGACTCCTCGACCGGCACCGGCGAGGACGCCGCCGTCGTGCGAGCTTCGGCCTCCAGGATCTCTTCGATGCGCTTGCGGCCCCACCGGTCGCTGCGGCCGTCGCACGCCTCGCCGAGTTCGGCACCGGTCATGTCCCAGCCGAGGGCCCGGTTAGCCAAGTAGATCGAGCGTGCCCGCTCCTTCAGTTCCTGGGCCTGGCGCTGGCGGGTGCTCGTTGGGGTGGAGGTGTCTATCATGGGTCTCTCCTGTCGCTTGCTGACGGGATAGAGGAGCCCGGGCCTGGCCGTCCAAGCGTGGCCCGGGCTCCTCGCTTCACGCGGTAGAAGCACAGACTACAGGGTACCCTGTGCGATTGCAATAGGGTACCCTGTAGGCATGAAGGACGAGTTCGAGGACCTACCCCTCACCGAGGCGGACGAGCTGCTGCGCGCCGAGATCGAGGCCCACCGCGACGCCATGAGACAGCTCGGCCGCCGTCGTGCCGCCCTCATCGAGGCAGAGGTTCAGCGTCGCGGCCGGTCCGGCGTCGCCGAGATAGCGGACGAACTCGGCCTATCGCAGTCCGCGGTGCGGCGCGTTATCACCGAAGCCCGTCGCGGCTCCCCATAGTCCACCGGTAGCAACACGGCTACGAACGTTCAGCGCCTTCCGGCCAGATCACCGCGACTGGGACGCCTGCCGCGCGGGCCGCGGCGACGGCGTCAGCCGTGCCGCCCCGCTTCCATTCCGGCGACGGTTGGCCGTCCCACACGGCCAGGATGAGATCGACCATGCCGAGCATGACCGCGTTCGCGTCCTCGTAGGCCTGCATCGACGACGTCTCGGCGATGTATTGGGTCTCATGCGATCGCTGCACGAGGTCATCGAAGACGGGCCGGTGCGCCTCGCTGACGCGTGTGTCGCGGTAGTCCGGGGCCGGGAGGAGCGCGTGCAGGCGCCCGCCAGCGTCGAGGACTGCCTCAGCGAAAATCGCGTCCGCGCCCTCGGCTAGGCAGGAGACGCCGACCAGCTCGGCCGGATCGTGTCGCGCCAGCTCGGCATGCAGCGCCGCGCGGACGAGGTCGACGGTCGCGGGCGTCAAGTTCATGTGGCCGGTGATGCCGATCCGCACGGGCGGCTCCTATCGCGCTGCGAGCGCGGCCTGAAGCTCGGCGACCTCCGGGACGGCGCTGTACCGGTCGGCGGCGACCTCCAACCGCATCATGTACTCATCGACCCTGGCCGACTGGATCATGGACGCGGCGGCGAGGGCGTCGCCAGCGTAGCGTGCGGCGCGCTCGGGCTCCTCGGCAGCGAACATGACTAGCGCGCTGTGTCCGGTGTTGAGGACCAGGCCGCGCGGGCCAGGGCGCGAGTTCGCGACGGTCCGCTCGGCGGCGTCGACAGCGTTCGCCGTGTCGCCCAGGAGGTACATGCACTGCGCGACGCGCCCGTCGAGCCATGCCTCGCCGACGTGTTGGATCCAGTCAGGCCCGTCGGGACGGTCGGCGCGGTCGAAGTCGTTGTGCGCGGCGACGATCGCCGCGGCGGCCGCGGCTTCGTCTCCGGCGAGCGCGTGCCCGTGTGCGAGCGCCATGCGGGCCTCGCCGACGAGCGCGGCGTCGCCGACGTCCTCGGCGGCAGCCAGTGCGGCGGTCGCGGCGTCGACCGCTTCGGTTGCGTCGCCGGCTATCGCGGCCCGGTTCGACGCGGCGATTATCGTCTCGCACGCCAGCGCCCTGTTCCCGGCTTCCCTCGCCAGATCCAGCGCCTGCCCGAAATAGGCCCGAGCCGCGCCCTGTACTCCCGCGTCGAACGCGGACCAGCCCGCGAGGAGGGCGAGTTCGGCGACGGCGGAGAACATGTGGGGGCGCTCGTCGCCGCTGGTGTTGCCGAGCATCGGTAGGGCCATGTTCTGCAGGTAGGCCACGATGGACCAGTTGGCGTGTGCGCCCCCGTGGCGGTTGTCCAGGTCGCGCAGGCTGGCGGTCATTGCCTGGAGGGCGGCCAGCTGGGGCGAGGCGGCGGCCGCGTCCGGCGCGGCTTCGGCGATGGTGGCGCCCATGAGCGCCAACGATTGCAGAATGATCCGGCGGCGCATCGGGGCTCCTCGGCTACGGGCGAGATCGGTCAGCAGCCCTTGCGTTCCGAGCTGTTGCTCAAGGTCGCGCAAGAGATCGGCGCCCGGCGACTTGTGGCCGTTCTCGATGTTCCGCAGGTGCGACTCGGCAGTCCGGCAGGCGCGCGCGAATTCGGGGCGGGTACGGCCGGCGCGCTCTCTGAGCGACCGGACCACCTGCCCAAAGGTACGGCGATCATCCTGCGGTGTCATCGGCCCGTTCCCGATGGGATCAAACGGGATCACTCCGGCTATGGCGATCCCTACGTGCTGCGCCCCACACTACAAGGGTAGCGATGCCAGTACACATACCGCGGGCCGCCGAACTCCCGCTGCAAACGACGTCGGCGGCCCGCTCATCGAAAGTAGGGCTTCCGATGGCACACAACAGCGTAGAGCTAGCTTCAGGGGCAGGGCAACCGCCGGTCCCCGAGCGCATGGAGTTCGAAACGGAGTGGTCCACCACTGCACCCGACGGCGTCAGCGTCACGGTCGAGCTGTGGGCCGACCGGGGCCGGCGTGACGCCGAAGTCCGAATCCTGCACGGGATCAGCCTCGGAACCATTGAGGACGTCGACGTAGATGCGGCGACCCTGGATCCAGCTCCAGTCGCGGTCGAGCGCTACGGCTCGGAATGGATCGAGGCGCAGCTGCTCTACGGGCAGGGCATCATCGCGTCCCGTCTGAGCCGGTCCCGGCGATGACGGCGACCGCAACCCGCGACCGGCTCGCATTGTTTCTCGGCCGCCGGCGCCCGGCATGGGACACCGAGCCTCCACCGTGGGCACCGCGTCGCCCGGCCTCTTGGTACATGAGACGGTCCCAGAAC